GGCGCTGGTTCTGCGTCTGGTCTGAGAGCGCCAAGATGACGCCGGAGGAAGCCAAGCGGATCTGGGGCTGGTATAACGCCGGCGGGTTTGAAGCGGTCGCAGGGTGGCTGCGGGCGCGGGATGTGTCGCGGTTCAGCCCCCAAGGCATACCGCCCATGACCGACTACAAGCAGAAGCTAATCTATGTCGGCATGAGCAATGCGGAAGGCTATGTCTATCACGAGATCGAAGCCGGCCATGCACCGTTCAACGTCGATGTTATCGCCGGCCCTTGGCACAAAATAATTAAGGAGATGAACGATGCGCACACTAACAACAGCTCGTTCAAAGTTGTGCAGCCGGCGCTATTTCACGCACTGAAAGAAGCCGGGTGGATCGACAAGGGGCTATGCTATTCAGCGGATTACCGCTCTAAAAAGCATTGCTTTGTTCGCCCGGCCTTGAAAGACTGGTCACGGTCGGACGTGCGGCGCGAGCTGGCCCGGATCACGGGTGAGGGAAGGGACACCGATAATGTCGTCTCAATTAAAAATTGATGCGGTCTTTATGAACGTATTGGCGAATTTAACCGACCAGCTTGATCTTTACCTTGACTGGGCGGCGACGCCGGGGGATGATGAGTGTCCCCCGGAGATCGTCGAGGGGCTATGCCACGCCCATGAGACGGCCCGCGAGTTGCTGGAGGGCCTGGGCTATGGTCAGTCTCGTTCGTGATTGGTTGGTTGCCGCCGGTGCATTGCTGCTAGAATACGGACTCGCCGGTTTTCGTCCTGAACCTCGTCTAGCGCCCATTCGAGCGCGTTCCGTAGACGGGTGCTTTCATCGACAGCCGCCGCAATAGTCCATTGGGCGCGCTGGCGAGCTTCCTGATAGCCTTTTAGATACGCCTCAGAGACTTCCTGCTGGAGCGCCTTTAGGCGCTGCTCGAACTCCGCTTCGGTCATGGTAGCGCCTAAAAAGAAGCCGGCTTGCGCCGGCCTAGTCACCATTGGGAGGAAACTGGCGTCTAACAGACGCCTTGGCCCATATACATGAGATCTAATCGCCGCACAATCTCCATTTCAGTAAAGACCGGGCTTTCCTGCGCCCACGGCTCCACGGTGCGCCAGAACGCCCAGAGGGGCGGGTTTACCTGATAGGCCGGCACATCGCGCGGCAGGTCAGGTATTACGGCCTGTATGGCCTGATATTGTTCCTCGAACGTCATTTTAGCCCCAGCACTATTTCGATTATGACCGCCAGTAAGATTGCCATTGCTTCACCTATTTTCATAGCGTTTGATCCCGTGCATAATAGTGGTGTGGTCGCGGCCGCCTAGCACGTGCCCGATTAGTTGATAGGGCGCGTTCAGCTCATGCCGTGCGCGCCACATCACCTCAAACCGTGGCCAGATGACATTGGCGCGGCGGTTATGGCCGATTAGAAGGGCTGTGGAGATGTTATGCTTGTGCGCCGTCTCCTCTATCAGATCCTGTATCGCTTCCATCAGCTCTTGCTTTCGCATGTTTCAGACTCTTGAACATAAAATTGAGGGCGTGCGCCGCCGTGACAACAGAACGCTCGTCAGCGTAGGGCGCATGGATTTTCATTATGAGAGAGCCGTCGCGCCGATGCAGCGACAGCCCCTCGCCGGTGCGCCAGCGGGTTGTGACCCCGCCAGGCTCGGTGTCGAGATCAAGCCGGAGCATGGCCGCGTTTCTCCAGCTCGTTTTGGATGATCTTGGCGCGGTAATCGTCCTGCTCTGTTTCTAGCAGGATGTTAAGCGCCTCGTCCGATAGCCAGTGTAAGAGCTGGCTGAACTCAAAATAGTCTTTCATACGGCTCATTATAGACCCCCCAGTAGATACGTTACGAATAGGGCGAGCGCCGGTATTGCCAGCGCTGCGCCGATTGCGAATGCGAGCAAGTCAGTCTTGCTCATAATCTTCCTTACATGCGGCGTACACGTCGCGGCTGGCGCATAGGATGGCTTCGACCTGCGCAAAGAGCGGGTCAGTCTGCTCTATGCAGCGGTCGGGCTCTTTAGCCTTGTCGGCGCTTATCGTCAGATGCTCCAGCTCTATGTCGTACGGGCCGGCGTCGTCGCCCGTATCACGGTCGCGGCCTTCCCATTTATAGGTGATAGTCGCAACGCCATAGGCGTAGATTGCCATACCCGGCCAAGGCTGGAATTCGTCTAGCTCATATTCAATATGGTAGGTCATTAGAGTCCGCTCCATTTGTCTGTCCAGTATTCTTCAGCCGCGTTCGTGTGCGCGTCCTGTAGGGTTTTAAACGCGAAGTCTAAGACGGGTGAGCGCTCCACGGTGAATAGGTGATCTAGCAGCGCTTCAAGCGCTTGTATCTCGATTTGGATTTCTAGCATGTTAGCCCCTCGAATAGTGTATAGGCCGCTCATATCGGCCGTTTTCGTCGCGGTATATTGACACCCAGTGACCCCAGCGCGTTCCGTCATCCCAGTGGAATTGACGCGTTTCCCCATAGGATATGGGTGGCCATGTGCATTGCCAGGCGCTTATAAGCCCCTCGGATTCAAGCGCCAGGTTTAGCGTCGGAAAATAATTAGAACGGCATGTCATATTGTTCTCCGTTTTCTTGCAGCATTTTAAGCCGGCGAATCTCCCGTTTTAACACGTCGACGGCCGTTTCGTTTTCATCCCATACGGCGTCGGCGAGCGCCCTTTCGAGCGCTTTAACCTTTGCGTCTATAGGTTCAAAGCGGTTTAGGTTTAGTGGATCTCTTACCATGCGCCTATGCTCTCTAATGTGTGACGGTCGCGGTCTAAGCCTTCCGGCCGCCAGCCGGCCGCTTTCATGTCGTCGAATAGTTTTTCTACTTCGTTATAAATCGCGCGCTCTTCGTCCGGCATGAACAGCAACGCGCCGATGGATAGTTTATAAGGGTTACAGACCGATTGCGCGCCATACCATGCCGCACGCGCGATAGGATCCTTTGGCGGGTTCTTTAACAGGCGGCCCTTGTGCGGGCCGTTCTTATAGCAGGCTTTATACAACGCCTGTCCGGCTTCTTCCGATATTACCATTGCTTTTCCCCCTAGGTTAAGCGGCTTTGCCGACACGAAAGCCGTGAAGGTTAATAACGATATCTTTGGCGCTGGCGCTGCTATTGCCGGCGCACAAGCCGCAGCGCTCGCAGGACGTGCGCGAGCCGTTTTCTTTGGCGGCTGGACAGCCGATTTCAGTCGTCGTTTTAATCTCGGCCGCGCGTTTGGCGCGAAACGTGCGCCAGCCACAAGCGCTTGCGAGCAATTGATCTGATTCCGTCTCGCAAGACGCCATGCATAGCAGCGCGAAAGCCTGGAAACGGGGATCTCTCCACTGGTGGCTGTAACCCGTGATTTTAGCCGCTTTCAGAGTTGCGGCGCGCCAGATCTGAAACGGTGCGGCCGCCGGATCTCCATACGTGCCCAAACGAAAAGCTCGGCCGGCGAATAGATCCGGTAGAATCGCCGGATCATAATCAACGCCGGGGCGGGCGTATCGCCCGCGCTCATAAGCGCCATAAACGCTCGCAACGCTCTTGGCTACGTCGACGTAGCACTTGCCGCCCTTAAACGGGCGTTGCGAGCAATCGCCGCAAACTGATTCGTCCTGGCCGGTTTTCAGTGCGCGGTATGGGTGGACGTCGGCGCGGATGATAAAGGTTTGGACCATTGCGCCGGTTTTGCTGTTACCGCTCGCCGCTTCAATCCGATTGGCGATGACGACGACTGGCGCGCCGTCTATAGCGCTCGGGCCTTCATACAGGATTACGCCTGTAAACCGATTGCGCTTTATTGCTTTGAGTAGGTCGTTTGCGTTGTCGATCATGTCGTTTCCTTTCTTGTGGATATGTTACAAAAGAAAAGGCGACGCTGTAAAGCGCCGCCTGTTAGATTAGGCTTGCGCGATCTTGCGCGCGAGCTGGACGATTGCCGCCCGCTCACTGTCTACTAGCATCGCGAACGGATGTTTGCGGTCATACGCGACGACGGCGCGCGCCGCTTTGATTAGGGCGTCGCGGTTGCCAGCGCGATAGGCGGTTTTCAGAGCGGTTATCTTCTTTTCCATGTCGTTTCCTTTCTTGTATCCATTGTGGATATGTTACGTTATAGGCCTTTTGTGGATATTGTCAAATACTTTTTTACGAATAGTTGCGGATCGTCGTCGAAGCGTCGGACAACATGGCGTTGAATGCGAGGCGCCGCTTGAAAACGTCATATCGTCATGAGAGTTGTTATAGGGAGTTTTAGAATAAATGTAAACATAATAGTATAGGGACTGCAAAAAGATTTGAGCGACCGAAAACGTCATGGCAATCCGACGATCCGACGTTTTTTGTCCCGCGCCGTCCAGGCGCAAACATTCTGCATGAACCTGCGTCGTCATGACGATCCGACGTTTTGCTGGCGCTTGTCGCGACCTTCTCATCGCATGACGATCCGACGTTTGATTGTCAACTTAACGTAATGCTTTAAGTTTACATTCAATCTGCATCTGAGCCGTTTACATATAGCTGGTTGACATTCAGAGGGAGGGGGGCTGGGCCGAGGGATCTCCTTTAAGAAATACGCAGGGTCTGCACGAACTTTTTTATTTTTTATTTTAGTGGTAAAAGACTTTATGTTTGAGTCTCTTCCATACGAACCGCGCAAAATAGAGGCGACGGAAGCCGTCCTAGAGCGCATCTATCTCGCCGCCCGCAAAGGGCTGAAAGGCGACACGCTCGCCTACGCCGCTGGCATGACGCCGACCGAGTATCGGCGGCTGGTGCAGTTTGATCCGATTGCGGAGTATGCTGAACAGAAAGGCCGCGCTGAAGGTGAGGCTGAGATGTCTGAGGTGCTGCACAACGCCGCCCGCGCTGGCGACACTAAGGCGGCGCTGGACATCCTCAAGCATGTCCACAAGTGGACGGCCCCGCAGTCGGTGCAGGTGCAGGTCGAGCAGCGCATCTCTATTATTGCGGCGCTGGAAGAGGCGCAGCAGCGCGTGATCCAAGGGGAGTTAATAGATGCAGGTGCCGATCTACTCAGCGGACGAAGAACAGAAGCTGATGGCGACGCTATGGTCGGCGCAGGTGAAGAACGACCCGGTCGCGTTCGTGAGGATGGCGTTCCCGTGGGGTAAGGCCGGCACGCCACTAGAGCATTTTACGGGGCCTAGACGGTGGCAGCTAGAAGTCCTCCAAGACCTGCGCGACCACATCAAAGAGAACGGCGGAAAGGTCGACTTCGAAACGTTCCGCATGGCCACCTCATCGGGCCGCGGCATCGGCAAATCCGCGCTCGTCTCATGGCTCGTGATCTGGATGCTGACGACCCGGATCGGCTCGACGACCATCGTGTCGGCCAACTCTGAGGCGCAGCTTCGCAGCGTCACCTGGGCTGAGATCACCAAGTGGCTATCAATGTGCCTTAACAGCCATTGGTTCGAGGTAAGCGCTACCCGAGTGCTACCGGCCAAGTGGATCGCAGAACTGGTCGAGCGCGACCTGAAGCTGGGCACGCGCTATTGGGGCGTGGAGGGGCGGCTGTGGTCGGCCGAGAACCCTGACAGCTACGCGGGCGTGCACAACTTCGCGGGCGTCATGCTGGTGTTCGATGAGGCCAGCGGTATTGACGACAGTATATGGGCGGTGGCCAGTGGCTTCTTTACAGAGAACACTCCTAATCGTTTTTGGCTTAGCTTTAGCAACCCCCGCCGTAACAGCGGATACTTCTACGAGTGCTTCCACAACAAGCGCGACTTCTGGCGAAACAAGGTTGTTGACGCAAGAAGCGTGGAGGGAACTGATAAGGCAGTCTATCAGCAGATTATCGACGAATACGGCCCCGACAGCGCTCAGGCTCACGTCGAGGTCTACGGAGCCTTCCCGAACGCGAGCGATGACCAGTTCATACCGTCGTCATTGGTTCAAGACGCGCAGACACGCCCGCCATCACAGGATCAGACAGCGCCGATAATCGTGGGTGTCGACCCGGCGCGGTTCGGGGCAGACGCTACGGTCATCGCTATCCGGCAGGGCCGAGACATCATCGGCATACGCCGCTACCGGGGCGACGACACCATGGAGGTGGTGGGGCGGGTAATCGACATCATAGAAGAGTTCAGGCCAGCGCTCGTCGTCGTGGACGAGGGCGGGCTAGGCGCGGGCGTCGTCGACCGGCTCAAGGAGCAACGATATAAGATCCGGGGCGTCAACTTTGGGCAACGGTCAAGCAAACCGATCATGTTCGGGAACAAGCGGGCTGAGATGTGGCACGCCATGCGGGAGTGGCTCAAGACAGCCAGCATACCAAACGATCGCTTCCTCAAGTCCGACCTGACCGGCCCAATGATGAAGCCCGACAGTAAAGGGACTATATTCCTAGAGAGCAAGAAGGACATGAAGGCGCGAGGGCTGGCCTCACCCGACGCCGCCGACGCTATCGCCGTGACGTTCGCGTATCCGGTCGCGCACAGAGAGGCCCGCACAGTAGACAATAGACCGCGCGTAACGTATGGTGGCAACGCAGCCTCTTCAGGATGGATGGGTCACTAATGGCCAAAAAGTCGGTATCGCTGTCCGTTGGTCGAGGCGAGAAGCTGTCGACTAAAGCCGGCGCTGGGCTGACGGCCAAGGGCCGGGCTAAGTATAATGCTGCCACTGGCAGCAAGCTCAAGCCGCCGGCTCCCAACCCTAAGACCAAGGCCGATGAGGGGCGTAAGAAGTCGTTCTGTGCGCGCATGGGCGGCGTAGTCGCCAAGTCGAAGAACGCGGAGCGCGCCAAGGCCAGCATGAAGAGGTGGAAATGCCCGTAAAGAAACCGGGATTGTATGCTGCGATCCACGCTAAGCGGGCGCGTATCAAAGCCGGGTCAGGCGAGAAGATGCGCAAGCCGGGCGCAGAGGGCGCACCGACCGCCAAGGCGTTCAAACAGTCAGCTAAGACGAGGAAGAAGTAATGCCTCTAGTTAAGTCAACCAGCAAGAACGCCTTCCGTAAGAACATCAAAGCGGAAGTCGCCGCCGGTAAGCCGGTGAAACAGGCCGTGGCTATCGCCTACTCGACGAAGCGCGCCGCGGCGTCGAAGAAGGGCGGCATGAGCAAGGGTAAATCTTGTGGCTTCTGATGATGTCGTAGCGGCTGGCAAAGTCAGCGATAACCCGGACGATGACCGTCTGGCCACCATGCGTCACCGTTTTACAGTGGCGCAGGCGGCCTATTCAGACTCACGCGAAGATGAGCTGGACGACCTGCGGTTCATGGCGGGCTCGCCGGACAACGCCTGGCAATGGCCGGCCGACGTGCTGGCGACACGCGGCGCGGTGCAGGGCCAAACGATCAACGCGCGACCGTGCCTGACGATCAACAAGCTGCCGCAGCACGTGCGCCTCGTGACCAACGAGCAGCGCCAGAACCGGCCGACCGCCCGCGTCATCCCCGCCGACGAGAACGCGGACCCGCAGGTGGCTGAGATCTTCGACGGTATCGTGCGGCATATTGAGTATATGTCGGATGCCGACGTGGCCTATGATACGGCCTGCGATAACCAGGTCACATACGGCGAAGGTTACATCCGCATCCTGACGGAATACACGAAAGAGGACTCTTTCGAGCAGGACATCAAGATCGCGCGCGTTCGCAGCAGCTTCAGCGTCTATATGGACCCAATGATCCAAGACCCGTGCGGTCAAGACGCGAACTGGTGCTTTATTACGGAAGACATTCCGAAAGCCGAATACGAGCGCATGTATCCTGACGCTACGCCTGTCACGGGCATGATGTCTCAGGGTGTGGGCGACCAGACGCTCAGCATGTGGGTCAGCCAAGAGACTGTCCGCATCGCTGAGTATTTCTACATCGAGCATCGCAAGGCGACGCTGAACCTCTACCCGGACAACATCACAGCCTTCAAAGGCACGCCGGAGGACAAGCGGCTCATGGCCGCCTATGGCAAGCCGCTGCGCTCTCGCGAAAGCGACCGTAAGCAGGTCAAGTGGATCAAGACCAACGGCTATGAGGTACTGGAGGAGCGCGACTGGGCGGGTAAGTACATCCCCATAATCCGCGTTGTCGGCAACGAGTTCGAGGTCGACGGTCAGATCTACATTAGTGGTCTGGTGCGTAACGCTAAAGACGCGCAGCGTATGTATAACTACTGGGTCAGCCAGGAAGCTGAAATGCTTGCTCTGGCCCCCAAAGCGCCGTTCATTGGTTACGGGGGCCAGTTCGAAGGCTACGAGACGAACTGGAAAACGGCCAATACGAACAACTGGCCGTATCTGGAGGTCAATCCCGATGTCACTGACGGGGCCGGAAACCCGCTACCGCTACCTGAACGCGCCCAGCCTCCGATGGCTCAAACGGGCCTTATTCAAGCCAAGATGGGGGCTGGCGAAGACATCAAGTCGACCACTGGCCAGTACGATAGTAGCATTGGGGCGACTTCCAACGAACGGACGGGTCGTGCGATCCTCGCTCGGGAGCGGCAAGGCGACACGAGCACTTATCATTATGTCGACAACCTCGCGCGGGCGGTGAAGTATGTCGCTCGCCAGCTCGTTGACCTGATCCCGAAGATCTACGACACGCAGCGCGTGGCCCGCATCATCAACGTCGAGGGCGACGTGGACATGGCGCGCATCAACCCGGCTCAGCCGGAGGCGGTGCGGTCAATCGTCAACGAAGAAGGCATCGAGATCGCCAAGATCTACAACCCGAATGTCGGCACTTATGACGTTCAGGTTAGCTCCGGTCCTAGCTACATGACGCGCAAGCAGGAGGCGATGGACACGATGGGCCAGATCCTCCAGACCAACCCGGCGCTTTGGTCGGTTGCGGGTGATTTGTTCGTCAAGAACATGGATTGGCCAGGCGCGGAGACGATGGCAAAGCGGTTTGAGAAAATGCTTGACCCGAAAGTGCTTCAGGATACCGACGAATCGCCGGAAGCGCAGGCCATGCGTATGCAGATGGAGCAGATGGCGCAGGAAATGGAGGCCACAACGGCCCAGATCCAGCAGCTTATGCAGTCCTATGAGATGCAGAAACTGGCGATTGACGAGCAAAACGCGCAGATTAAGGCTTATGACGCCGAAACCAAGCGTTTGTCGGCCATGCAGGCGGGCATGACGCCTGAACAGGTGCAGGACATCGTGCAAGGCACCATCGCGGCGGCGCTGGACATGGGCGACATCGTGCCGGGCAACACGCCAATGAGGGAAATGGGACAATGAGTTGCGCGGATCTGATCGGACACCTGTTTTTGGCGCGGGATGTGACCCATTCGGTGCATCTGAACACGCGGTCTTACGCCAAACACAAGGCTTTGGGCGGCTTTTATGAGAAAGTCATCGACTTGGCGGACGATCTGGCGGAAGCCTATCAGGGCCGTTACGGTCTGATCGGGCCGATCACGCTGCATTCGGCTAAAAAGACCAACAATGTCGTTGAATTTCTTGAAGATTCTCTAAAAGAGATCGAAGAGGCGCGAAAAGAGTATAAAGACGACTCCGCCATCCAGAACATCATCGACGGCATTGTAGACTTATATCTCTCAACGCTGTATAAATTGAAATTCCTAGCCTAAAGAGGGCATTATGGGTCTGAAATCTACTACTGTCTGCTTGGGCTATCAGCAGATCACGTCGCTTAGCTCTGCCGCTGGTTTGACCGTCCCCCAAGGTGCTACACTGGCTTTGATCGTGCCGGAAACGCAGAACGTGCGTTGGCGCGACGACGGCACGAACCCCACGGCAAGTGTCGGAATGCCAATCTTTGTTGGC